GTAATCTCCAAAAGTTATTGAATAATTATCATTTGCAAAAGTCATTGAATAGTTGTAATTTCCAAAAGTCATTGAATGATTATTAGAGCCAAAAATAATATTATTATAAGATGAGTATTTTTTAATTGAAATATTAAAACAACCACTACCAAATGTCAAAAACTCGTTCATTGTATTGCCGTTATCAGTTAGAACTGTAAAAATACCACTTCCTAAAAACATTTCCCAGCGTGGAAATAAAATAGTTCTAAAATCGTAGTGAGTTTCTAATTGATTTACAGTATCTTTTCTATAAGTTATTTTACCTTTTCTTGCAGTTATTCCATCTTCACACAACATATTAGTAATATCAAACTCAATAATATCACTTGGAAATTGTACACTTTGTACTCTCACATCAAAAGTATTTACAGATGTTCCAGTTAATATTAATGTTTCGACAGTTGCTATTCTTACGGCTAAAGTTACATTTTGAATATATTTAGTTCCAAAATCAGTAATTACATATTTTTTACCAACTAAAATGCCGTTTGCTGTTTGTAACGCCAAAAGTTCGGCGTGTGTAAAAGTGTTTTTTGCAAAATCAATAATTGTAGCACCACTTACATCTTTTAATTGACGATTATCAAAATCAGCACTTAACACTGGTACGGCTGCTAAGTCATTAACAGTTCTTGCACTATTCCAAGTTGCCAACATTTCAGAGACAGCAATACTTGGATTTTTCGGGTCGGTATTATCTACTTCTATTCCGTCACCTTCAGAAATTGTTGCAACGCCTTCACCTGCAAAACTTTCAATAGGAACTGATTTTATACGAAATTCAGTTTCATCATCTATTAGGGCGTATGTATTTGAAGGCGAAATTCCTACTTTTTCTTGTACGTATATTTTAACTTCTTTTTCCATTTTTATAAATATTTTAAGATTAAAAAAAGCCCTAATTTAACTTAGGGCATTAAATTTTTAGCTGAATGCAATGTTCCATTTGCTGTTATCAACGATAGCATTTGATACAAATGAAAGTGTACCACCAAATCCACTTGAGCCAGCTTCTACTACTGTTAATGAAGCATCACAATCACAAGTCGCCAATGCACCTGTTCCGGCTGTTCTACCCGCATCACTTGCATAGAAAGTAATTACATTTGAAACAATTTTTGCGTATAAAGTTGGATAAGTTGCCTTTGTCCAACCTGTAATGTTGTTATAACCTGTTACTTGTCCCAAAACATAAGTCGTAACCACTGTTTCAGTATAAATACCTTCGGAAATGTAGTTTACCAAGTCTTGATAGTCTGCGTTACTTACAGATGTAGGGTAAAATGTGTTTACTTTGCGTTCCCAACTCATCTCAACCATTACTTTTGCATTGTTGCCGTATCCACTGTGTGCAAAATTTTTGATGTAAAAAGGAATTCTAAAGCCCTCTTTTGCACCGTGTAATTTGTCGTTACTATCCACAATCCACAATTGAGCACGTGAATTATTCAAATTATTTTGCGTAAACATCCTCATAGCGTCATCAGTAACTCTATTGAATATTCCTGTTATGCCGTTATCCTCTCTTATAACATCTCTAAGACCATCTTCAGTGTCTGCACCTTCTCTTTGCTGTGTTGCCGGTTCTGTGAATATACCGTTTGAAACCGGAACAACAAAACCCAATCCCAAATTTAGCCAAGTTTGCATTTCTGCCGGTGTGGGAGCGTCCCCAATTGCTGTAATAGTAGCACCTTTTTTGCCTACGATTAACAGTTTCGGATAACCATAAAATGTTTCATTTGAACACCCCAAAGAGGTGTTTACTGCTACCATTTCATCACATATTTTAATTAAATCTTCCATTTATTCAATATTTTTTTTGTTTATAACTTCTTTTTCAGAAACATTTTTTTTACTGATTATTTCAGGTTTATAAAATTTCGCCTCGCCTCGTGCAATTTTTTTATTTGCCAAAATTTCAGGCACTTGAGAAATTTGTCCCTTTTTAAATCGTACACAACCAGTTAAAATTTCAATTGTAACATAATTTTTTACCATTACTTTTTGTTTTTTTCTTTTTTCGGAACTTCTTTTTTTTGTTCGGTTACCAATTCGACTACTTTTTCAGAAATTAATAAGCGTGCCAAAGGTTCGCCCATTTCTAATATTTCGCCTTTTTTTTGGTATCCGTTATAGTCTTGCAAAAATCTAACTAACATAATTTTAAAGTTTTAAAAGTGAGGCGGTTAAACCTCACTTAGTTAAATAATTATGCAGTAATTGCAGTGATTGCAGCTGATGCACTTGTTACTTTTAAAAATCCACCTAAGTCGGCAAATCTGATTAAAAGTTGATATAAACTTTCAACCAAAACACTTGGCATTCTTTTTTCAAAGTTGCCTGATTTATAACCAATTTCAAAATCATATTCTAAAGTAGTATATAATTTAACCAAATCAGAACAACCAATTACTAAAGTGTTTGTTGTTACAAAAGAACTTGGAATAAGTGTTATGCCGTGAGTTGGAGCGCTAATATATTCAGAATTAACATTTTTTAAACCGGTTAATGCCATGTAGTCTTCATGTGATACAAAAGCGAAATCAGGCATATAGTTTTGGTCTTTACCTTTTAAAATTTGAGTTTTCAAAACTAAAAGTAAATCACTTAAATTTGCACCAATAAATTTTTGTCCGGTATAAGCTCCGTGGTTGAATGCTGTTACTTGCGTATATAAGCCATTTATATTTGGGCTATTTCCATCGCCGGAATATAAAGCACTGTTAATTGCAAGTTTCATATTATTTTCCAAAAACATATTTATATCTCTTGCAAAAATTTCACCACGTCTTTGTGCTGCCTTTGTCAATGTATAAGAATCAGCAATACTTTCAAGTCTAACTACTTTTTCAATTAAAACTAAATTACTTTCGGCTACTGCTCCGGTCTCGGTTCTTGCTGCCGCAGCTCTTGTAATACTTACTTCATCATAATCCATATATGAAAGCTCGTCAAATGAATTTGGGTCTGTTACTCTGATAGTTGGGAAAAAATCAGTAAATACAAACTTAGGCATTGGTGTGCGATGCACTTCTCCTATTATATAGTTCATAGTTCTATCAGTGATAGCATTTTGAGTAGTAGTAGCTTTCAATTGGATAGGTTTTTTTGTAAGTGTTTCAAAACCTTTTTTCAAAACTTCAATATTATCTACTTCTTTGTCTTCTTTTTTTGCTGTTCCTAAATTTTTTATGCTTTCTTGAACACCTTTTAAATTGGCTTCATTTTCTGCCAATTTTTGAGTTAATTCATCAAATCTAACTTTATTTTCATTTGATACTTTTAAAAGTTCAAATTTAGTTAGTTCGGTTAAATATTGAGCTTTTTCAATTTCGTTTAAAGCTTCAAATTCCGCTTGTGTTTTTTCTGTAAATTTCATTTTAATTATTTTTTCTTTGTTTATAAAATTCGTTTAAAAAATTTGTTTGTGTGGATTGTTCCGGCACTATGTTTTTTTGAGTGGATAAATCCGGCTCGTTTGTTTTTATTTCTGTTATGCTTAATGTTGGAGTTAAATCATTTGAGCCACGCAAAACTGCTGACCCCTCAATTAATTTAGCTTCGGTAACTGCAAAAAAGTAACCTTGTTTTTTTACATCGTCTTTATTTGCAATTATTTCAATGTGTTTATTCCAAGTTGTAAATTCTTCTTTCATTTCTGCATCGTCCACGGCAAGCTCTATTTTAACGTATTGCATTCCAACGCTGTGATTATCTACCCAACCATTTTTGTACTGTTGGAACATAAAAGAATTTCGAGTTTTTTTTACGTTACTATCAAAAATGAGGGCTTCAGTTTTGCCTTCAAAATTAAAACCCAAATCAATCCACTTCATAATTTCAGTTTTAACCGACAAATCCGAATGGCTTGAAATAATTTTATCAAATTCGTTTTTATGCTCTTGTAAATGTAGAACTCTTTTGTTTTCTTTTACTGTTTTATTCCACAATCCGTCAATATGCACATCGTCGTGGCTGTCCATATAATTCGTAGTGTTAATCACTGCAACAACCTTAATGACTTCTACATCGTTTGAAATTGCTTTTTGTTGTACTTCATCAATTGGAACACTATAAGAAAAATTATCAGTATGTTTAATTGCTGACTTTTTTTGTGTGATTATCGTCTCTTTATTTTCCTTAATAAAATCAAAAAGTTCTTTTTTTGTCTTAAATTTATTTTTGTCAAATATCATTGTCATTTTTTTAAAAATTAAACTCCTAAAATTGCTCTTGCCGTTGCCAAATCAAATCCGTAAATCTCCATTAAAATAGAAATTGCACTGCTTTGCGAGGTTATTCCTTGTACAAAAGATGCTTGAATTTGTAAAATTCCCTGAACACCACCAACAGTACCACGTAAATTTGCCTGTGCTGTTAGCTGTTCAGCGTTAGCTTCTGGATTTGCTTCTATTTCATCTACTGTTGAGCTTGATTTTTCAGGTTCGGAAATATACAAAGCATCTCCATTTGCTACAACGTCCAATCCTATTTCAATTCTTAACTCATTCAAAGTAATTAAGCCATTTTTATATCTGTTAATTTGAATTTCGTCATTTAGTTTTTGAGTTTCTAATTCTGTTTTTTTGTCTTCAAGTAAATTTGAAATATCCGAATAGTCAAACTCAATCTCATTTAAAGTTAAATTTGCACCCTTTAAAACATTTTCAAATATTTTCCAACTTGGAATAATACTATCAGTGTATATTTTTTTGTTACTAATAGTCAAATTATTATAAGTAGAACTATCGGTATTATTTAGGGCTTGAATTGGATAGTTTAACACGTTACAAATGTCTGTAACTGCTCTTTTTGTGCCTCCGTCCAAATCCATATCCTTAATAGGAAACGAAATTGATTGCACTTTCAGTTTTGCATTTGTAATAATATTATTATACTCATTTCGATTGAATGAATATTTTTTTAAATCATTTTGCAGTTTTTCAATTTCAGTATTTTCTATATCTCTGTTAAATTCCAAACCACCATCGCCAGCGTCATTGGTAAAAATGAAAAAACCACCATTTCTATTAAGTAAAGTATTAGTTACATTATAAGAAGCTAAAATAGTGTTAATTGCCCCTTCACAACTTTGTAAACGCAAATCCGCACTTTCATAATTTTTAAAATTTATTGCTGTTTTTGAGACGTGCAAAACTTCGTATGGTTGTAAAATTATAGTTCTACCCTTAAAATTAAACTCATAATAATCTACAATTTTATTATTTTCGTCTTTTTTTAATTTAGGATTGTAGTTTTCATTTAGTTTTATTTTAACATCATTTGCGGGTAAAATTAACATTGTGTCGCCTTCTTTAAGAAGTCCACCAGTGTTTTCACGATTGATTAAAATAAAAACTTCGTCAAATACATCCCACTGTTTACTTAAAGTTTGCCAAAATTCACCTTCACTATAAAGAGGATGCGGTTTTGCCATAACATTAAGAAACGGTGTGTTTTCAAGTTCTACTCTACTTTTTGTATATTCTTCTAATTTAAAGTTTGCAAATAGTTCGGCTTTTTTGTCCACAATTGCTCTCACTGTTGGACAAAGTAAGTATGCTGTTAGTGCATCATCTTTACTTTTTATATCAATATATTTGCCTTGATACGTAGAAAATCCACGCATAACGGCATCTCTTGGAATGAAACTTTCTTTTTTAAATATTTTATCTAAAAACCTCATTTGCAATTTTTATGCAAATATACACTTTTTTTTGTGATAATAATCACTTTTTAAAATGTTAAAAAAACTTAAAACAAAAAAGCGTTACAAATTATGTAACGCTCCAAATTTAAAAACCTTATGAAAAATGAGCAATGTAAAAGTAAAATAAATATTTGAATAAAAAAATTAAATTTTCAAATACATAACAGTCACCAAAAAGACAATTTTTTTATTATATAAAAAAACTACGCTTGGCTTGGTGTTATCGGTAATGCTATTCAGATAATAGTTCAGGATTTTCATAAATATTTCCAACAATTTTACAATGAACAAACCCATTAGCTTTCATTTGTCCGAATGAAACTCCTAATATTCCAATACTCCAAGCACCATAATCATCAAAAATTATGGGTCTTAATTTTGGGTGAAAACCATTAGATAATTCTACAATATCACCTTCATATATTTCTTTGCCTTCATTATCTACTGAGCCAGTAAATTGCATTACTTTACTGCCAGCATCTTTGCAAATAGTTCCAAAAGAAGTTCCTAAAACTATATGCCCTTTTTCGTTTTGGCATAAAACACCGTTTTGAATATCCATATACATAGTTTTATTTGGAATATTCCACGCTCTAAATTTTAATTCTCTATTCATTTTTCTGATAGATTAAAGAAAAAATACCGATAACATATTATAGCCGTCAATGCCTTTCTTTATTGCTATTTAGATACTTTTATCTGTTAATAAACTTTTTTACTTTTTATTAGCTTTCGTGCTGATTTTTCGGCACTTCGGCTATTATTTTTCGTTATGTGCAATTACTCAAATCAAATAAAGAGCACCATTTTACAACCTTGTCAGAAATTCGATACCATGTTTCAGAAGTATATGTCCATTCGTAAAATCCTTCTTTTGTCCAACACTCATCATTTTCTTCGTCATAATCAGACGTTTCTTCGTCATAATCTTCCATAAAATCTTCGGCTAAAACTTTGCGACTTTCAATAAAAATAGCCATGCTTTGAAAATGTTTACATTTTTCATTTTCGATAACTACATAAACCTTTTTATGATTTTCAGGTTTTTGATTTTCGATATTAATCCAATTTAATTGCATGATAAAAAATAATGTGCCTAACATACAATATAGCGGCTACCAGTCGTTTAGTGCTATTTTGATGCTTTGGCGGTTAATTTAAACTTTTGTACTTTTTAGAACTTTTGCGAGCGGCAGGCATCGCATCGAAATTGTTCGTTATTTTTTTACAAAGTAAAGTTTAAAAAATCACTTAAAAAATGATATTTATCAGGTTTTTTAAATTTTATTCATTTTTAAATATCCAGTACAAAACTTTGCAAGTCCTGCTGTGCTATCCGGTGCATCATCGTGGTCGTTTTTGGCAGTCATTGAAAAAGCAATTAATTGTTCAAAATATTTATGATATTCTAAAGATTTTTTTCTATCTCTAAGAAAAATAAAACTATCAATTATAAATCCGGCTCGTGCCAAAATTCTGCTCTCTTTTTGGGCTGTGTTAAAAATGCCGTGCAATTTTGCATTAACACTTTTTTTGATTTTCTCTAAAAAGTAAGTTCCTTCTTTATTGGTTTCGATTACAACGTTATCGAGGTCATACTCTTTGCATTTTTCAATCAAATAAGGTTCGTTTAAAATCAGTAAATTTTGATTGAAAATTACATCAAAAATGTACACACTACCCTCACTAATTGCACCGAACACGGCACTAAAATAATCCTTGCCTTTGTCTGCCGTATCGACAAAAACAACCTTTTGCAAGTCCTTAAAGTTCGGTGGTAGTTCGTCAAAGAAACGTAAAGAACTCTCTTGAAAAATCAAACTTTCAGAAAATCCAATTTCTCCAAGACCATAAATTTGCCACCAGTTTTTTTTGTCTTTTTTAGCTTCAATACTTCTAACTATTTCAGGTGCTAAATTCTTAAGGTTATCCAAGTAAGTGGATTTTATCAGTACGGAATTATAATTTATATTTGCCAAAATTTCACTGTGTACCCAAAACCTACTAACTGGATTATAATCCAAAAAAATCGCACCACGTGTTCTAATCTCAAGCTGTTCAAAGACTTCTAACGGTATATTATTGCATTCGTTTATAAAAAGTATATCTCTTGCCGGTCCATGTACCTTACCCAAATTATCAGTAGAAAAAAACTCTATAATACAATTATTATAAAAAAAAATGAGGTCTGACTTGTTAAAATTACTTTCAAAAGGTACGTTTAAGGCATAACAAATGAATTTGAAGTCCCTAATAGCACCAAGTTTAAGATGTGGAATTGATTGACTAACTACTGAAATAATTAAGGGTTTTGATGATTTTATTGCAATTAATAGTAATATTTGGAGGATTGCAAAGGTCTTGCCTGCCCTCGCACCACCTTGATTTATAATGTAACGGAATTTATTGTTGTATGCCTTAATATTTTCGTTAAAAACATTATTCGTTGTCATTTGTCAGTTTGTCAATTTCGTTGGTTATCTCGTCATTATTTACGATAATGTTTAATTTTGGTGTTAAATCTATACTATTTTCAGTTTTTTGCAATGGTTTTCCTTCTGTCCTATCTAAAATCTCTCTTATAGCTTGTAAATCACCACTAATAGCTTTTTGCAATAGTAAAATAGATAAAAGTTCGTTAAAATCACTTTTTGTTTGAAGTTGAAATTTTTTTATTTTCTTTAATCCTTTTTCATTAGTCAAAATAATTTCAACATTTGCAATATTATCATTTAGTAATTCTTTTAAACACTTAGTAACGGAGCGACCATTTGCACCATTCCTATTGATGTTTTCAGGGTTTTTTTGAAAACCATTTGTGTTATCTTTACCTGTTAAAATTTTTTTTGCCATCGTTTGCTTTTCGTTTGCTTATTTAGAATTAGTCTAAATAACGTTTTTAGATAAAAAAAGATATTTTTCTGCAAATATACAAAAAAATATCTTTGGTGCAAAATATTTTAATTTAAAACAATGTTGAAAGGTGCATTTAAACTCAAACTACCTTGATTTTCAACACTGTAATATGTTGCATGTTGAATACTTACTTCTAACATTGGGTAACGTTCATTAAATTTAACATCATTTATTTTTATAATATTTTTTCTGTTTTCAGAAACTAATTTTTTTAATTCTTTAGCTGTGTTAATTGTAATTGTTTTCATTTTTTTAGGTTTTTAATTAAAATTATAAATTACTTTTTTTGTGCCAACAATATCATGGTCTTCATCTTCTATATATTCTATTACTTCTATTTGTTCGCCGTAAATTTTACGCATACCAACTTTAAATTCTTCAAATGTAGTAACATCTAAGTAATGATTAGCTAAGTTACAAGTGCCGAATTTAGTGTTAGAGTGGTCTGATACTCTAATTTTTGTAACTAAATTTAAAACATTAAAAGTAAAGTAACTACTATTTTCATTTTTTCTTGCATCAGCAATATTTAATTTTTTTGCTATTTTTTCGGCTTCTATTTGTTTTACTGTTGCTTTCATTTTGCTATTTTTTTATTGGTTTAATTATGTAGCAAAGATACAACATTTTTTTGAATAAAAAAATAATTCAAGTAAAAGATGTTTAAGAACATTTTTTAAAAACCTAAGTACTTGATTTTCAATAGTTATTTTTTAAATAATTTTGCAAATGCAGTTTTACTGCTTTTTTGCCCCCAAATTTAACGACTTGACTTTTAGGCACTACTATAATCACATAGTCGTTTTTTTCGCCTGTGCTTGATTTAACACCGCTTCCTTGACGTTTACCACCGTGTTTTTTTTCTAAGTTTTTACTCATTTTAATTTTTGTTTAAAAGTTCTTTATTTTCATAAATATTTCCGGCGACAGTGGAAATATTCCACTGTAAAAATTCATATAAAGTTCGATATTCACATTTAAAATAGCCATTCATAAATTTAACTTCTTGGTACTCATTTTTTATCCTATTTGGACAAAATAAAACATCGCCTTCATAAATTTCGTTTTTTTTGTCATCTAAGAATCCAGAAAATTGCATTACTTTGTCAATATCCACATAATCCACATGACTATTATCACTTTGAAGTAAATCAAAAAACTCCATTTTATTGTTTACAAAAGCCCTAAATTTTATTATTCTACTCATTTTTTTAAATTTCAGCAAAGATAAAACAATTTTTTGAATAAAAAAATAAATCAATAGAAATATTTTATTTATACAAACTTTTTTTATTTGTCAATTTTTCAAAGGTAAAATTTAACTCCACTACAAAATCAATTTCATTTTTTTCTATTGAAATTAAGTTGTAATATTTTGACTTTATGTTTAAAAATTCGATGTAACTTTTATTATTTTCAAAATCTGATAAACCTTTGAGCTTTGCTTTTTCAGACATTATAAAGTAAAAATCTCTTGGAACTGCAAAAGTAAAAATTCTAATTTTCGCCTTAGTTTTTTTGTCTATGTATTTTTTTATTTTTGTCATTTTATTATTTTTTTTATTTCATTTTTAAATTCGTCAAATGTTCTTATTATTTTGACTTCAAAACCTTGTTTTTTCATCTGCTCTGCAAACTTTTTTTGATTTACACTTAATACTCCAACTTGACTTTTAAATTCAAAATAATGTGTTTTACCATTGTAATTTACAACATAATCGGCAACTCCACTTACAATTCCTTTTGCTTTTAAAATTGCACCTTCTTTTGCTGTGGTTTGTCTCTCGTTTGCTATGTGAAAACAGCAATAACGTAAATCTGGGTACTCATTATAAAGCCAAATATGACACAAACTTAATATTTTATCTTCACTTTGCATAACGTTTATAATTGTAATTTGCCCAACCTTGTTTATATCCTTTCAATTTTTCATATTCTAAAAACTCACTAAAAGTTTTCAAACGGTGCAAAAGCCAGCCGATTTTATATTCCTTAACTTTGCGTATCTGTTCGAGTTCTACAACTGTACAAGTATCGGCATACCGTTGTACTTGACTTGGTGTTAATTCTTGTAAAATGATTTCTATTTGGCTTTTTTCTTTTTCATTTTTTGGATATTCATAACCGCAAAACTTGCAAACTTTTACTTGTGTTGGGATTAGTGCCTCACAATTTGGGCAAGTCTTAACCGGTGCAACTTCATCACTTTTTATATTTTTCTTTACTTTTGCATTCTCCAAAGTCCAAATTCTATCCTCCTCCCAAAAACCATGTTCTAAAATATTATTTCCAAAGTCAAAAATTGTAAACTCTTTTTTTGTTGCTGTGGTTCTCGAGCCACGTCCACAAATTTGTAAAAACAAAGGTAAACTTTTTGTTGCCCGATAAATTACAATCACTTCTACATCTGGGCAGTCAAATCCGGTCGTTAATATTCCCACATTACAAAGAATAGCGTTTTTTGTATGGTAAAACCAATTTAAAATACATTCACGGTCTAAATCTGACATGGTACTATCCAAGTGTTTTGCATTCAATCCATTTTTTTTCAAGTCAGCACAAACATTGATTGAATTTTCTATTGAAACACAAAAGACAAGGGCTTTTTTATCCGGTGTATATTTTTTATAATTTTCTGAAATTCCTGTGTAAATTACTTCTTTATTGTAATGTTCGGAAAGTTGTTTTTCATCATAATCGCCCATTTTTATAGAAATATTTGAAAGGTCTTGTTTTATTCCATAGCTTTTTGGAGTTGCCAAAAAACCTTGTTCAATCAATTCAGAAATTTTAATGACTTCGATAATTTTATCGTAAAATAATTTAAGTTCCAGCATTTTTCCGGTACGATAAGGAGTTGCCGTTGCACCGATAACCCTTTGATTTGTTTTTAAACTTTCAAAAAGTTTATTAAAACTATTTTTGTGAATTTCGTCTAAAATTATTAAATCAAATTTTTGTACAAACTCTTTGTAATGTGCTGATTTTAAACGAATTTTCAAAGTTTCAAGCATACAAACTACAACGTTATTCTTTGGAATACTTCTTGAATTTGCTTTTATTATTCCAAAATCCACGTCAAATTTTGATAACATATTTCCGGTTTGCGTCAAAAGTTCTTTTCTGTCTGTAGCAATTAATACAAAATTGTTACGCATACTTGTCATTTTTGCGATTTTTGAAAAAATTACAGTTTTGCCAGAACCTGTCGCCGAACATAAAACTATCCTATTTATGCCAGTTGCAAATACTTTTTTAATTTCTTCGATTGCTTTTGTTTGATAATCTCTTAATTCCATATTCTACCTATTACACTTATTTTATTGATTTGTAATTACTTACAAAGAGCGTAATAAGTAGAATAAGTAGAAATGGCAATTTTACAAAAGTTATAACATGTGTATTAATTAATATATGTGTGTATATCATTAATTTTATGTTTTACTATTTTTCTACTTATTACTTATTACAACGCTATGTAATTTATTGATTTTTAATGAATTAAAGCGTAATAAGTAGAATTTTTCTACTTATTACAACTTATTATATTAGTTTATTTTTATGACTGCGTAACCAAAACCGACACCCCTTCTTTGTACTCTATCAAAACCAAGTTTTCGCAAAACTTTTCCAAAAAGTTTATGATACAATTTTTGTTTGACTAAAAAAGTTTCGCAGTGATTTAACATTTCTGTTGCTGTGTAAAATTCCGGAACTTCGTCTTTAAATGGTTTTCTATAAGATTTTTTTATCAATTCCTCTTCTAAAGAAATTTCATTAAACTGTTCTGTTAGTTCGTTTAACTTCGTTACTTCATCTTTAGTGAGCATCCAATCATTTCCAATTTTTCGCCACTCCAAATAAAGCTCCATAAAAAGCTCGGTTTTATCAATATTTTTGTATTTTTCAATAATAATATCGTGAATTAAAATTGGTAGAACTCGCCTATTTCCGGTCGTGTCGTTAATTATATCTAATTCGTTTGAAGTACCACCTAAAACAGCAATACGCTTATAATCCTCCGCATATTTGCCATAACTTTTTCGAGCTGTGATGATTTGTTTTGATGACAATTCTTTTAATTTTGTAGCTTCTTTTTTTGATTTTCCTGCAAATTCATCATCAATTAAAATGAGTTTTTGGCTCATTAAAATTTCATCATCTTTGTCCCTATCCATTTTTGTTTCTCCGTAGTATCTTTGAAGTTCGTCCGGCAAAAGAAAACGAAAAAAGTTAGTTTTATTTGTCATTTGTTCTCCAACAAAAACCAAAATAAGTAACGAATAAACACCGTGAATACTTGCAATAATCGAAACAAGCCACTTATAAATTAGAGTTGAACAAAGCATTTTATAGTCGTTTGACAAGTCATTTTGCACTAAAATACATTTCAAAAGTTTATCAATATTTCCGGTTGGTTTTAAATGTTTATTTTTTTCTATAAAGTCTAAAAAAGGATTATATTCTACAATCCTATCCGAATTTATAATATTTGATATAAAATCTTTACTAAATTTTTCTTTTGGAAATAATTTTTTTGCATTCAAATAAATTGAATTCTCAATCCTATCAGTTAAATCTACATTGTCAAATTCAATTCTTTGAGTTATAGAATTATACTTTAATTTCAAAGTTTTAACATACTCAACTATAATTTCAAGTCCGTTACTTTCTTCATCTTTGTCATTTGTGTTTTGTTCTAAAATCTGACTAACAATTTTTTCTGCTTCTTTTTGTGGAATATTTTCAATTTCGTTTAAATATTTCATTGTGCTTTTTTTGGCACTTTCCAAGTCAAAAGAACCACCGTTTTGTCCAATTTCTTTTTTTCGGATAGTAGTAATTTGTTGAATTTTTTTTGTTTGCGGTGTTTTAATTTTCAAACCGTGTGTTTTTGCAGTCCAAAAAAACGTATTTATTTTTATACTTTTTGAACCACTTTTTAAAATCGTATCATATTTTTTATTGCATTTTTCATAATCATAGCCGGAATTATAACGACTAATACGATGAAAATAATCACGTCCACGCTCGCCAAACTCCGAACAAAAGGCAAAACCTAAGTTAATCCAACTGTGATAATCATAAGTTAAATCTAAATGTTGTTGTTCTATTTGCGAAAAAATAAAGTCAATATCATTTTCGGCATAAACAGGAGAATATGAAAATGGTTGCACCTTCTTTTTTTCGTAAACCTCAATCCATTTTTCACTATTTTCATTAAGGAACAAGTCAGGGTCATAAGAAACGAAACGTAAACGACTAACATTTTTGCAACTCGGGTCTGAAATGATATGATATTTATTTGCTAAGTATTTTTCCAATGCCAAAAAACTGCCTAAGTGATTAGTTTTATTGATTTTAAAATATAAGGCAAGCCCTTTGCCGCCTATTGAAATATGTCCACAAAGCAAATAATTATCTGCATATATTTCGTCTCTTTTTTCAAGTAGGTTTTCATTGTTTTTGTCGTCAAAATCTAAGCAAATAATACCTGAATGACTTTTTAACTTGTCATTTTCTCTTTTTGTTGGGAAAAAACCCGAAGGAGTAACAGCTGGAGAAAGTTCTTTTTTTAACTTTCCGGTTCTGTAACCCAAAACGCTGTCTTGCCAAAGTCCACTTCTAATATTACTAAAATATTCTTTAATCGTGGTCGTGTGTTCTGTAATGCTTTCATACGCATTTTTATAAAGTGAAATAATCATAATGAATAAAAAAATCCCGTTCCTTTTTGTTTTTCTGCCAAAAAACCATAAAAAAAACGAGCTGTTAAAATATTTTTACTTCGCTGGCAGGCGAAATTATTTCATTCCAAAGATATTCTTTAAATACTCAACATCTTTGTCAATTGGTTCAACTTCTTTATTTTTAACTGCATCAATACAAATTTTAGATGTTAAAAAAATTTCTTTAGCTTGGTTTTCGTCTTTAGCTAAAATTTCGGTTTTGAATTTTTTACCGAAATATTTATAATAAATTATAAATGTATTCATAATTTTAAGGTTTTTTTATAAAATATATCTCAAAATGCAACGTATAGCGTCCCTTTGTTCTTCATTACTTTTTTCAATGTAAGGAAAAAGTTTTTGAATTTGAATTTGATTTAATTTTTGCATTTTGGGAACATAAAATTCATAATTAATTGAATGCCTTTTGCAAAATTTTTCAATTATATTTGTCGCCTCAAAATTTCTGCCTATATTCATACTGATATTATTTGCAACATTTTTGTTTCCAATAGCATTAAATAAATGTTTATTGGCTTGTCCTTTTTCAATAACAACTAATAATTTCCAATCATTTATTGTAAAATTTGCCAAAAAATCAAATAGTTCAAAATAATCTTTGTTGTAAAGACTAAGTTTTTTGTCAGTAAAAACGGCGACCCCTGACTTAGTAACATCTGGGTCTATTCCTATGTATATTTGTTTCATTTTGCAAATTTAAAATTTTTATTTTGTAAAAAAAATGAGTAATAGCAGTTTTTGTGTGAAATAATACTGCCCAAATGCAAAATAAAATACTCTTTGTTCCATTCTGCCCCCCACTCTTCTTTGCCTTTCCCTATGGTTATTTTCTCCAATTCAACTAAAATTTGTCTTCTATTTTTTGCATAGCCGTTTAAAAAAGTAATTGTTTTAATGTTTTTTAATTGTAAAATTTCGAGTTTGTGATATTCCAATTCTCGAATAAAGTCATTATCGCCCCAATTTTTAAAATTGGTTTTATCAATAAATAAATGAATAAAGTACGCTTTTATTTCTCTGTACTCTTGTTCTTTTTCGCCTAATAAAATCAAATCAAACCATTTTGATTTTAAATTCAAATGAATATTATTTTCCATCATTTAAAATTTTATTGTTTAAAAATTCCATTGTTCTACAATTGCATTTGCTATACCTTCAAATGTTTTACTTCTTACTTCGCTTCTTAAATCTTTTGGAAGTTTCAAACTTTCAAAGTGAAATTTACTATCTGTACGACCGCTTTTATGATAAATAATTTCGGGTTTTACGTGTGTTTTTTGTTCAAATAAATTATCCTGTTTAGTATGTTTTAATTTTGGCAAAAATTTTAACCATAAACAAGTTGCTTTGCGTTCAGTATCACCAAAATAATAAGGTTGTATTATTTGGTCTGGTTTACGATAAATACTACTCATTATTCCAATTGGATTTTCAATAGCTATTCTGTTAATATTTGCATTTGCAATTTTCATAAAAAATTTAATCGCTTCTTTACGTTCCTCTTGTATGTTTGGAAATCTATCAGCAAATTCAGGTTTATGCCATTTATTTGCAGTTACTGTTAATCTCGTACACGGCGGATGTGCAATCATTAAATCCCAACCTAAATTTATAATTTCAAAAACATCACATTGATAGTGCCAGTCTGAATTTATTTTTGCAGGTTTCAAATCACAGCTCCACGCTTCAATCCCTTTTGCACGGTATTTTGCTGTTATCGTTTGACTTTCTTCGCAAGCTACAAGTACTTTCATAATTTTAAATTTTGTTTAATTGTGAAAGCCATTCTTCAGTGTGTATTCCCTCATTCAAAATAATAAGTTCCTCTCCTGTTAATGAATAATAAATATTTTGCAATTGATGTATATATTCAATATTTACAATTTGAATAATTGGAATATATGAAGATAATTTTTCTTTGTGTTCCATAAAGAATTTTTCAGTTAATTTTATTGGTCTGCAACATTCCAACGGAAGAGTTTTTTCAAAACCGTTTCCGTTGTAAATAGTAATTCTATTATCTTTTAAA